GGGCAAGACAGCAGGAAGGCGACACTGCGAACTTTGAGTTTACGGACGAGTTTGCAGAGGCTATCCGGCATACGGGTAAGATTCTGATTGACCTCATCCCCGAGGTGTACGACGCACAGCGGCAAATCCGCATCCTGGGCGAAGATGACGCTGAGGAAGTGATGGAGATTAACAAGCCCGTACTCGATTACGTGACGGGTGAGTGGAAGAACGTCAACGACCTTTCTCGGGGTAACTACGATGTGAAGATTCGGGTTGGCCCGTCCTACGCCACTCGAAGAATCGAAACCTCAGAGCAGATCGGCCAGATCATTGCCCAAAACCCAGAAATGGGCCAGATCATCATGGACATTTACTTCCAGTCTCTCGACTTGGTTGGTGCTGACGAAGCCGTCAAGCGGGTAAGGAAGATGCTGATTAAGAAGGGCATCGCTGAACCGACTGACGAAGAAAAGCAGGAAATGATGAATCCCCAAGCCATGAAGCAGAAGCAGATGGCGACCCAGATGAAGCAGAGGGCGGCACAGGCTGAACTGGCTAAACGAGAGGCCGAGGTAGAGGAGAAGCGCACCAAGTCTCAGGTAGAGAAAGGGAAGCTCCAGTTAGATATGGCGAAGTTCCAAGCAGAACAGCGGGAGGACTTCGTATTCGATCCCAATACGGGAACAGTTCGTGCCTCGCGTTAAGGTTGGTGACAGGTACATAGATTTCCCTGACGGTACGCCGCCAGAGGAGATTCAGGCTGTACTAAACGATCAGTTCAGCAGAGCGCGGCAGTTAGGGGAGTACCTTTCTCGCCCTGAATTCGGAACATCATTCCCAATCAACCGATGGGACGAACAGGGGCAAACTGCACTAGACATAGCGGCAATTATCACCTCTGTTGTTCCAGGCTTGGGAACAGCAACCGATATGGCGGCGCTGGCTGACCACGAAAGGCGCGGCGATGATGTTAAGTGGTGGGAATGGGCGCTCTCCACGGTTGGCTTGGGAGTAGAGGCTGGCGCATTGCATGGGATATTTGCTGGTGTGAAGTCTGCCAAAGCAGACCTGGCCAGACTTAGCAAGGCCCAAGATATGCAAGGTCAAGGCGTAGACCGCGCAAAGATTTGGGAAGATACGGGCTGGTTTCAGGACGTAGACGGTCACTGGAAGTATGAGATTGATGATAGCGCGGCGACTTACAAAGACCCCTCATATCTCAAGTTTTACGGCGAGAAGTTAGACGAATTGGGGTATAGGGTGGGCGCTCCAGACACCCCAGACAGCGTTAGAGAAATAGCCCAGAGCTACGCGAACCAAAAACTTGAGAGCACAAGGCTAAAAGACGGGCTGGATCATCCAGAGCTATATGAGCATTATCCCTCTGACGGGATGGGTGGTGGCCTGCCAAATACAAAGTTCGAGGCCGGAGTTGTACGCGAAGGATACGCAGGCGCTTACATACCAGAGGAGAATAAAATAAGCATCTCTGCGCGGCAGATTGGCGACTATACAGACCCAAAATCAACGCCTCTACATGAAACGCAACATGCAATCCAAGAGATAGAGGGATTCGCCAGGGGCGGCTCACCGAATGACTTTAGCCTGGGCGCAAGCACCGACTTAATGAACGCTCATCAAGACATATATAAAACCTTAACTTCTGATGTTGCGGAAAGAATGCAGTCGGCAAGGGGTGATTTTCAATCTTTGATAAAAATTAAAAAACAGAACCCAGAAGAATATGAAAAGGTTTCTGAGCTTCTTCGGCAGGCTGGCGTTTCTGATGTTGACGAAGCAAGAGCCTACTTTTCTCGGGTGGAAACTGAGGAACTAAAACGGTTGGAGCCAAGAGAGCAATACAGAAGGCTGGCAGGCGAAGCAGAAGCCCGAAACGTCCAAGCGCGGATGAACATGCCAGTATCAGGCAGAAGGATTATCCCGCCTTGGGAAACCCTAGACGTTCCAGAAAAAGACCTGATAGTCAAGAAATAGATTCGGTAGCTAATCCCGTCTGATTAGCACAGAACCCCTTACCGCCTGGGTCTAGGCGGGAATTATTCGCGGAGGCGTACTCAAATGAATGAAGCAGCTATTGATGCTGAGGGCACTTCTGTGCCTACGGAAACCTCATCCGTAACAGAGGAAGTTACTCAGGCAACTGAGGAAGCCACAGAATCGACAGAGACAGAAGCCAAGGCGGAAGGCTCTAGCGAGGAAGGTGAATCCGGTGATGCACCGAACGAGGACGAGGCGCAGCAGAAGCGCAACGGCTTTCAACAACGCATCAAACAACTAACCGACAGAGCGAAAGAGGCAGAGCAAAAGGCCAAAGAGTTCGAGGAGAGGGTTAAGGCTTACGAGCAGACCATCCCCCAGGACGAAATCGGCCCTCCACCTTCTCTTGAGGACTTCGATTACGACTCAGCCGCCTATCAGCAGGCGATGATGGAATACTCGAACAAAGTCCAACAGAAAACGGTGAATGACGCCCTGACCCAGCAACAACGGTTTCAAGCGCAAGCGGCGCGTGAGCAAGCACAGCGGGAGGCTATGATGGCCTTTCAGGAGAGGCAGAACGCCTTTGCTGACGAACACCCAGACTATCGGGAGGTTGTCAGAAACTACCAAGTGCAAACTCCGCACGTTGCCGAAGCCATTGTTCTTTCAGAAAACGGCCCTGCACTGGCGTACCATCTTGGGAGCAACCCCGCGACTGCGGCCTCTCTGGAGACTATGCCCGTCAGTATGGCGATGATGGAATTGGGCAGGTTGTCAGCACAACTCTCGTCCCCTCCGCCTGTCACAACTACTCAAACGCCCAACCCTGCGACTCCGGTTAAACCTACGGGATCAGTTCAGAAAGACCCTGACAAGATGACCCCGAAGGAATATGCCAACTGGAGAAACAAGCAGCTAGGGCTTGCTTAAAAGGTGACTTCAAATGGCTAACTCACTCTTAACTCCGAGTGTTATTACCAAAGAGGCGCTGCGTATTCTGCATCAGAAGTTGAACTTCATCAGTTAAATGTGGCTGCTTTGTACGGCAACGTACATCGAAAACATTGTGAATTCGGGGAACATCTCATAAAATAATATTGATCCCAATATCAATATAGGTGAGACAATCCCGAGCCAAGCCGTTTTAAAATCAAGAGAGAAGCGGAATGCTAATCTCGCCAAAGACCCCACATGCAGGAAATGCGGGGAAACCAAAACCATTGAAGACTTCCCTAAAACCGGAGTGGACTACGCATGTAAGGCGTGTAGAGCGATAGACTCAACACGCAGATGGCGTAAGAAGCGCGGGGCAATGTCTGAAGCCGAGCTTCAGGCAGAGAAAGACCGAATCAACAAGGCTCAAAATCAGAGGAGACAGGATCGTATTGCGAGAATGTCGGATGCTGAAAAAGATGAGTTTTACGCAAAGGTCAGGGATGGAAACAAGCAAAGCATTGACACTTTACGCGATGAGGTTTACGCGGCGTATGGTGGTTATGTCTGTGCTTGTTGTGGCGTTACGGAGCCTTCATTTTTGAGCATCGACCATGTTTACAATGATGGCGCGGAGCACCGCAGGGAAGAAAACCTCAAGACCACGCAACAACTTATGGCATGGCTGAGGCGTGAGGGGTTTCCAGAAGGATTCCAGATTCTCTGCATGAACTGTCAATGGGGAAAAAGGACGCATGGTATATGTCCTCATAAAACGGAAGGTGTAACGACTATCCGAAAGGAGTAGGGCCAAGCGGCCCGAAGCGCAATGCACCCCACGCGGGTGATGATATAGTCTGCTCTGCATGGTGACATGCAGCGGCCCGAAAGGGCGGGGTAAGCCTAGCGACCTTACCCGAACACTTGGAACATCAATACGCAGTACGACTCACAATATGCCCAATCGGGCGCGAAGATTGGTAACGATCTTAAAATCCGTCTGCCGAACGAATTTACTGTTCGTACAGGCGCTACACTGTCTGCCCAGGACGTAACGGAAACTTCTGAGACTCTGACCGTAGACACTCAGAAGGGTATCGACTTCAGCTTTACGTCTGAAGAACTGACGATGCACATTGACGAGTTTTCAAAGCGGTATCTGGGGCCTGCAATGGCTTCTCTTGCGGCTAACATTGAAAGCGATGCTCTGAGCATGGTTGACGATGTTTACAATGTGATCGACGCTCAAGGCTCTGCCGTATCCGTTGCGAACATTGCGAACGCTCGTAAGGCTCTCGTTAATTCTCTCACCCCTGCGGGTGATTGGTGCATGATTCACGACCCCCAGGGCAACGTCGATCTCGTCGACGCTACGAAGGGTCTGTTTAATGCTCAGGCCGAGATTGGCCGCCAGTACAAAGAGGGCGCAATGGGCAAGCATGGTGGCTTTATGCACTATGAAAACACGCTCATCAGTTCTCACACTGCTGGTACGGCTGCGGAAGGCGATACTTCCTACAACATCAATGGTGCCTCTCAGACGGGCGCTACGCTGACGGTTGACACTGGTACGACTACCTTCAAGGCTGGTGATGTAATCACTATTGAAGGCGTTTATCGGGTTCACCCTGAAACGAAGGAGACTACTGCGGAGCTTCAGAAGTTCGTTGTAACGTCTGATGTTGCGGCTACGGCTACGAGCATTCCGATTTCTCCCTCCATTGTTGCGAGTGGTGGAAAGCAGAATGTTTCTGGCTCTCCGGCTGACAACGCTGCAATCAACAAGCTCGGCGGCGGTAACGCCTTCACCGCGCTTCACTCTCTTGGCTTCCAGAAGGACGCTTTCGCTTTCGCGACTGCTGACCTTGTGTTGCCGCAGGGTGTTGATATGGCGGCTCGTGAGGTTCTGGATGGAATCTCTATGAGGATGGTTCGTGACTACACGATCTCCGATGACAAGTTCCCTTGTCGTTTGGACGTTCTGTACGGTTACAAGGCTATCCGTCCACAAAACGCAGTAAAGATTTGGCACAACTCGTAAGCGTAGTGTCAATCCCCCACACGGGGACTGTGTTTACCTGCAACTTACTCTCTCGGTTCGAGCCTGCATCCTGGCATCTGACGGACGATGGGATACGCGACTGTTTTTCCTTTACGGGGAAGATGGTCGTACCCCTTCGGAAGCCAGAGCGCGTTATGTGGACTTGGGCTAAGAGAGGCAGGGATAAGAGTGAATGGGATTCGATGTGGTTATCGCTTTTGATGCTGACCACGCTGGAGAACGTTCACTTCTTTTTTATCGAGGAAGATCGGGAGGCTGAACTTAAACGCCTCTCGGTTTTTCTTGGTTCCGAATTAGAAACAGATTGGACTCCAAAGAACACCCAAGGCTCCGAGGGGTCTTGTGAATGGGACAGGGGTCTATCTAGGAAGGTATATGAATGGCTACTGCACAGAACGTAATTGACTCGGCTGCGGTCAAGTTGGGCCTGTGTCCGACAGGCACCAGCTTTGCAACGTGGGACAGTAACGCCAATACAGACGCCTTTACGGTTCTTCAGGACTTAATTTCAAAGCTCACTGCGGATAACTGCCTGCACATTCCCACACCTTCCACGGTTGGCACAACGCTTGATCTGTACGAGGAGCAGGTAAGGGATTTGAAGTTGCTCCTGGCGCGGGACTTGATTGTAGAGTTCCGCATCTCCGACTTTTCTCCACTCCTGTTCGAGCAGGTTAAGGATGCCGAAAGGTCGTTGAGCGCCGATAACAATATCTCTATGGCGGTTCAGATGCCTGGGCTGTCCTTCTCTTACAAGTATGACGTAACGAGCGACATATAATGGCTGAGGTATCTTGCTTGCATGGCTGGTACAACGGTCTGAAGTTTCGCTTCCTTGGTGACCCCATTGTGTTCGTGCATGAACTTTTCTGGGGAACCGAGATAGCTTACGTTGCTCCCGGTGGAGGCTGTTTGTTCGCATGAGAGTAAACCTTCCGCTTTTCGGCAACTACGAAGACAGCCGAATAGACTTTTCTGACCAGCAGGCCGTCAACGTCTACCCCCATTCTGGCGGCTCGTTTCGGCAGTTCCCAGGACTTACAGAGGTCATTGAGGACTTGGTGGGAACCCTGTCGATTGCCGACACAACCGCCAACTCTGTCAGCGTCCCCAAGACGCCCTCGCTCAAGACGGATGGGGCAAAGGTATTCTTTCTCTCGTCTACGAATATCCTTGAGTCTACGCTGTCCACCCCTTGGGACATTTCCACCAAGGGCGCGAACACGACTACCGCTCTTGGTGCCTACGGTGGTTCTAACCCTATAGCGGGACAGATTGCAGCCGATGGAGATCGTTACTGGATTCTTGATGGCGCCACAGACACGCTTTACGAGTTCACGCTAACGGCCTGGGACTCCACCACTATTGCTTACGCCTCCAAGTCATACGACCTCTCTAACGTGGTTGATGACCCTCACGGCTTCGCGGTCAACTCCACAGAGGATAAGGTCTATGTGGTTGGCAAGACCTCTCTGGGGGTTCGCAAGGTGTGGGAGTTCGATATGGGGGCCGACATTTCCACCCTCGACTACAAGGGCGCGGTTAAGTCGATCTCTACCTCTCTTTCATCCTCCAGCCTGCAAATCCATCTGAACGCGAACGATTCAAAGTTTTGGGTTATTGGCGGGTCTTCCTACATCACCGAATACGTGATTGCAGGGAGCGACGTGAGCTTTTCCGTTCAACTGGCTGGCAGGAGTCTTTCGGGGATCACAGGAACCCCATACGGGTGCGCCTTCGGTGATTCTGGCGACAGGCTATACGTCTTTGACGGGACGAACATCAGGGAGTATGACGCCTCTGGTTACCCTTACGGATTGCAATACAAGCACATGCGTGGCGCTGCGGCGATGGGTGGCATTATCTATGCGATCTACGACCAGACGCTATTTTCCGTTGACTCCCTCGGCAATAAAACCACTATCGGGACGATAGACGGCTATCACCGCTGTGTCCTTGAGACTGACGGCACCCAGTTGGTCATCACTACCGGAAGCTCCGGCAACAAGATTTACGTGTACACCACGGCTGGGGGATTGGTCACGGTAACAGATGCAGACGTTACTGACTCTGCCAAATCTTCCGCATACCTCGACCTCCGTTTCTGGTTCGACCAACCTAACGGGCAGTTTTGCAACTCGGCAGTTGATGATGCTACAGACTTCAATGCGCTGGACTTTGCCACAGCAGAGAGTTTTGCAGATGACCTACTGAGGGTTTACGCGCACAACCGCTACCTGTATCTCTTTGGGGAAAACTCTATTGAGGCATGGTACACCTCATCCGGCAGACCCCCAGCCTCCCGGCAGTCTGTCATTGAGAGGGGGATAGCGGGAACGTATGCGGTTTCCTCGATTGACGATCAGGTTTACTTCCTCGACCAGAACCGCAGGCCGAACGTCCTGGCGGGGCTTCAGTATCAGCCCC